TTAATCTTGAGGCTTCTCAGGCCAGTCTATATCTGGTACGACAGTTGGGTCTACCGCCTGCAACTCTTTAATGTAGTTTAGCCATTTTATCAAGTTGACTTTATCTTGATCGCTTATAATTCCTAGCTGTAATTCAGTCTGCCAAATGCTTATCTCTGCCCTGGCTTCATTCAATAAGGCAGCTTTCTGCTGTTCTGCGGCTAACACCTCTGATGAATGCTTCGCAGCGCTATCCGTGAGCCATTCACTACCATTCCATTTATCAAATGGAGTAAAAGGTGGCAGCGTAGTGGTCCCTCTTGGGTAATCGCCTGGCGCCGTAATTACCAAAGCCTCACCTGTTTCGATACTGTAAACAGTTTCACCGCGATGATCAGCAAGATACTCCCATCCAGAAAAGTCCTTAGTTCGACAAATTGCAAAGCCTTCTTTATTTTCGAAAGGCAGATCAATGCATGAGTTAGCCGGAATACCAACCCCAACAGCCAAATACTCGACCGCAGAAGAAATATATTCTCGCGTCTCGCCATCGTAGTTATATACCGTAACATTACCTGCCGAACTGGCAACTTTATCTTTGTTCAAAATAGCCTGAGCCATTACGCAGCCCTCACAATGTAATTGAATGCAACGTTACGGGGTCTGGTTTCAGTTGATGATCGGGCAACCAGAGATGTGTCGAATAATAAATCTACCCCTTGGTAATTTGGATCCTGTGCGGTTGTATTTCCATACGTTGTTACCCCTCGCTTAAATACACCAGTAACAATAGAAGTGCTGTTATTTATAAAGCCTGTCGCAGCTCCATTGCTTGCAGTACCTGTCATTTTCTGTAGAGCATCAAGCTGAGCTGATAGCATTCCCCTGCCAACATCTACCCCACGCCCATCATCCCAACCACGTATAAACTCACCGCGCAAATCTGGCAATTTAAGGGCAGGATAGGCAAGCGCAAGCGTAGGATATAGATCAGCAATAAACGTAGCGCCATTGCATTTGAGCCACCCCGCTGGAGGTGTAGCAGAAGGCCATGGAATGGGTATACCGACAGGCAATGCAGAACCTTCCCCTAAACCGAGGTATTCGAGAATGGCCGCAATAGATTTTCCTGACAAGGCTGTCAGTGTGTCATCCAGAGGCTGCTTGTTCGCTAGGGCATTAGCCATAGTGGCCTGCACAAAAGCAGTATTGGCAAGCTGAGTGGAATTGTTACCAGCTGCCGCCGTCGGGGCTTTTGGGGTTCCGGTGAACGTCGGGCTGGCTTTAAGTGCATATTGTGAATGCGGATCAGCTGCCGCAAGATGTGCCGCCATCAGCTCATCCACATACACCTTAAGCTCCAGTACCTTATTATCCACGTATTTACGGGTAGCGAGCACCACGGAAGGATCAATTTTCAGCGTAATGTTATCGGTGCTGTTGGTAATTAACACCATGCGCACTGTCTGCGTGCGGCCGCTGCCCTCTGCCAGCTGCGGCTTGTAGCTCTCCGGGCAGTTTCCGACAGCAATCAGCGCCCCGGTTTCATCAAACAGCCCAACTTCACGAATCCACCAACCGCCCTCTGTTTCGGGTATCACCTGCTCAGCGATCACCTGGCTGCTGTTCTGCGGATCGATATACAGCATATTCAGAGCTGCACGGCGTTTTTCACCGACCAGCTTTGTCTGTTGTGCGTTTGGCGTTGGCAGCACGCCGCCGCCATCACCCACCGCCATCTGTGTAATTTTCAGCGGAACACCGAGCGCGGCGGCATTTGCCAGTTTCGCCGCGCCGATATCCGTCAGCAGGGTATAAAATTTTGCGCTCATGGATTCACTCTCATTGTGTCAATAACATGGACGGCGCCGCCCTCGTAGGCAGAACCACCGGAAATGATGGTTTCGTTGATATACGGGTAAATCGTGATTTCTTCGCCGCTATAAGTGGCAGCCCCCACAAAACATGGCCCGCTCGTCTGCAGATTTATGGACATGCCTATCAAATGCCGACTGCAGGGTTTGGCGTCACCAATCAGGCGCTCCAGCTCCAGATAGGTTTCCTCTGTTATGCCCTGGTCCTGCACCCCAATATCCAGGCGAAACGTGCCCGGCGCCTCACCGGTCTGCCACCATTCAATGATGCGGATCAGAAAGCCGAACGGCTCCACCACACGCCGCACAGCGCTGGTTGTGCCCTTGTGCTGATGGATATAGAACGCATCCTGCACCACGCGGCGCTTCACGCTCTCCGCCCATCCTTCGTCCCAGCGATCAACCGAAAAGGCCCACGCCAGATACGGCAGAAACTTGACCGGGCATGTTGCCGGGTTCCATAAATCCCGCAGTGGCACCTGCAGATCGGAAATGCCGCTGCAGGTCTGAGCAAGACGGCGCTCAAGCGGCGATGAACCCGGAGGAAGCAGACTATTCATCCGTTCCCCCGTTTGTTACGCTCCATTCCGTACATGAAGCGGCTTGTGTCTTATCCAGCACCACATCAGCGAGCGGCGAGGCCAGCTCAACACGCTGCACACCCTCAACGTGCAGCGCGGCATAAATAGCACTGCGGCGAATATCGCGCCCCAGCCTCGTCTGGCTGGCGATATATTTCTGCAGGCTGGCCTTTGCCGCCTCCATCACCGGCTCAGCTTCTGGCCCCGGGTAAAGAAAGATCGTTGCATCCACGCTGTACGGAATAATTTCAGCGCTGCGCACCGTCAGACGGTCAGCAACCGGCCTCACGTTCTCACTGTTAAGCGCCTGTTCAACCACCGCCAGCAGGTCCGCCGCTGCCGTTCCGTCGCCCTCACGGCTCAGTACGGTAAGCACCACCTCCGCCGGTGCCGGGCTGGTTGCGCTGGCGTCAGCGACTCGCCCGTCCGTGCTTTTAGCGTGAAACTCATAAGCCGCCGTTGGTCCCGCAACGGACAGCCCCTCAAATGCAGCTGGAACACGCAGGCGCAGCGCCTCGTCACTTTCCATTACCGCTGCGACCGGCGGCACCGCGTCGTTATCGGCAGGTGTAACCGTCAGCCGCTTCACGTTGTAGTTGGCCGCCATCTGATCGAGATCGCCGCCCATGGCATAAGCCACCATGACCGCCTGCGCCGCCTCGTTGATACGCTGGCGCAGCAGGATTTCCCGGTACGTGTTTTCCTGCAGTTGTTTGGTGATGGGTTCAGATTCCAGCTCAAGCGTGCGCCGCACCGCGTCCTGTTCATCTGCCGGATACAGAGCCACAAAGGCGGCCTTACGCTCAGCCAGCAGGGATTCAAAATCTGGCACGTCAACGATTTGCGGCGCGGGGAGCTGGGAAAGGTCAATGACTGCCATTGTCTGCTCCTGTTGATACCGAAAGAGAAACAGGCGCGCCGTTATTGCGCTTCCCGGTTAGCTCAACCACCATGGAGCCGTCAAAGCTGCTGTTGATGGTGATGGAATCCAGCGTAAGCCGAGGCTCCCAGCGACTCAGCGATACGTAAACAGCCGCCATAATCTGCAGGCGCAGCGCCGGGTTCTGGGGCTGGTCAATCAATGCTGACAGCAGGGAACCATATTCCCGGCGGGCTATACGGCTTCCCTGGGGAGTCAGCAGAATATCCCTGACCGACTGCCGCAAATGATCCGCATCAGAAATGGCTTTGCCATTGTCCTGATTCATACCGATATACAGCGTCATACAGGACCTCCAGATGTATCTCCGCCGGACTTAACGCCGGTATGACCGTGTTTATCGACTACGATCCCGTTAGAACTCATGGCACCGCCGCCCTGGGTGACGCCACCATTGATCACCACCTCGCTGTTTATGCGCGTGTTGCTTGCTTCCACCACAAACTCCCCCGTTTTCAGGGTTATGTTATCTGCCGCCTCGATCACCATGGATTTGATGCCTCGGACGTGCCAGCGCCCGGTGGCGGGTTCATACTCAAACCAGCCGCCGTCCGGGTATTCCGTTACGCATCCGTCCACGGAGTCCGACGGCGGCGCGAACTGGTTTGAATAGATCGCAGGTAAGGCAAAAGCGGTTTCCAGATTGCCGCCCATACTCAGGACCACCACCTGCTCATCCGGTGACGGACACCACCATGTACGGGCACCGCCTGCGCGCAGGGTCAGCCAGTTAATCCAGTTGGTTTCAAGCTCGCCTACCTTCACCCGGCACAGCCAGTTTTCCCGGTCCACTTCGGTCACGGTGCCGGTGCGGATCAGGTTGGTGATAAGGCGCATGATTTCTGTGAGTTGTGCATTCATCTCACAATCATCAAGCCAAAAAATGAGTTTCAAAACTCTTTAGTTTTGTGCCAGTTATGATACAAAGAGACCAACCTAACCAACCTATGAAGGAACATTATGTTTAGACTAGCCAGTGTTAAAATTGAAGGTTTTTGGGGAAGATTAAGTGCTTCATGTTCATTTAATGAAGATGTAAACATAATCATTGGTCGTAATGGAACTGGCAAAACGACATTCATGAACATATTGCATTCAGTTTTAGCCTTAGAACTGGAATCAATTGGTGAAAATAGCTTTGACAATGTCACAATAAAAGTTAAAGACGGAAATAAAAACAAAACTATAAAAATAGTTAGAAAATTTGATCCAGACAAACCCCTGCCGACATTTGAATATACTCTTTCTCGCAAAAAATTCGTCATAAGAGCGATTGATGACAGACGAATCCCTCTCTATATAAGAAGAAAATATCAGGAGGATGCAGAAAACCTAAAAATTGAACTTGATAAATTAGTATCATTAGCATCTCTTTCTGTTTATAGATTAAGAAGTGGTGAAGATCTAGAAGTTCGAGATAATTATGGTTCAAAATTCATCAACCCTATTGATTTTAGGTTAGACCAACTATTGTCGAATCTTACTAAATATCAATTGTCATTATCGCAAAGAGCACGCGATGTTTCAGCCAACCTACAAAAGGAAGTTCTAGCCTCCATTTTGTATAGCAAGGAAGATATCGTCGATGAATCTTTTAATTTGAACTTTGACAAAGAATCGGAACGTAGAAGTTTAACGACCGCATACTCCCAACTTGGAGCATTTGACAGTGACGTAAGAAGAAAAATAAATTTTCATGTTGAGGCCATTGATCAAACCGTTAATGAAATAAAGCTAGCCGAAAAAAATAACAATGAAGTGATTAATGTCGACTATAGATCATTCGAAGCTTTAAGAAAAACACAACGAATAATTAAAATGTCATTAAAATCAGAAGAAGAAATAAAAGGAATCTTTGCTCCAATAAATCTTTTTACTGATACCTTGCATGAATTCATTACGGACAAAAAATTCTCTTTCATCTCCGGCGAGTTAATTTTGCAAAATGGTCATGGACCAATCAGTCACAAGAACTTATCATCTGGAGAAAAGCAACTTTTAATCCTCTTTATTGAAACACTACTTCAGCAAAACAAACCCTTCATTTATCTCACGGATGAACCTGAGCTTTCATTGCATATTGCATGGCAAAGAAAAATAATTCCCGCGATCAAGCGACTTAACCCTAACGCTCAAATAATTGCCGCAACACATTCACCCGAAGTAGCATCAAAGTATAGAGATGCAATTTTTGACATGGAGAAGTTGGTCCATGGTTGATTTCCATTATTCTGCAGATGCAGAAAATATCATGAATTTATTTTACCAAGCAGAGGTCATGGTCTATGTTGAGGGCCCGGATGATATCTGTTTCTGGGAAACAGTTTTTGATAAAGTAAGCGATCTCAAAGTCGAAATTCAGGATGTTGGCGGGTGTGAGGAATTAAAAAAATATATTGAGCGAATTATAAACGAAGATCTCAACATAATAATTGCTTGTGATGCGGACTTTACTACTTTCAGTAATCAAATGCTCGACCGAAGAATAATTAAAACACCTGGCCACTCAATTGAAAATACATTCATTAATGAAAATGGGGTGTACAAAGCAATTAAAACCTTAGGGAAGTTATCTCAAAAAACAATGAGTGAAATAAATATCATTTCATGGCGGGACGATTTTTATTCAAAAATGGAACCGTTAATCAAGTTAGACATCTATAACTTCATTTACAACAAAGGCATTCCGGTCATTGGCGATAACGCTGATAGATTTATGAAATCCAAAAAATCAAATGCAATCTGCGAGCATAAAATAAAATCATATAGTGAATCTACACTTGTCAAACTAGGCGCAATCAATCTAGAAGAAATAGATGCAGCACTCCCCCAACAGATTGATTACAGTCGATGGATCAGAGGACACTTTCTGTTTTCAGCCATACATAGATTGGTTAGCACCATGGCAGAAAAGAGCGGAAAAAATATATCATTATCTTATGAGTCATTGTATTCAAACTTAATGAACTCATTTGAATCAAACTTTACAGAGGCACATAACGATTTTAATCATTATCGAGAAAAAATAAATACTTTGCAGATTTAAAGTTTCGGAACGTGCTATATAGGTGAAAATAGAGGGTTGTAACACTAATTTTTTAAGCGCACAAAAATGGCGTCTTTTGTTAATTGGTAAACCTCTTCATTAATACCTAATAAACGACGTTCAGAAAAACGTACAAGCGGTCCCTTGAGACTTACACGCTCCCTTAAGCCGTAATGATGCACCCGCGCAATACGCTGAACCTTCCCCTCAAACTGCACGCTGGCTGAGTCCGCGCTGGCTGCAGTTTTCAGGTATTTCGCCGTGCGCAGTTTCGAGAACATCTGCCGCTTGATGCGCCCCTTTTTAGTCCGGGCCGTGACCTTTCGCGGCTCGTATCCGCTGCCGTCAGGGTTGCGCTGCAGCCTGATATTCTGCTGTTGATTGCGGCGCAGCTCCTGCGCCAGTTCGCGCATCATGCGCTGACGGGCAGCAGGCTCCAGATTTGCCAGCAGGGCTGCCAGCCACTCATCCACTTTGTGCAGATCATCCACGTTTCACCGTCCACATTTCTTCTGGCTCGTCGGGTTCCGGCTCTACCTCAACCGTTGAGATACCGCCGTCGGTGCTGACCAGCACGCGCTCCGTCAGCTGCAGGTTCAGGCTGATATCACACACGTCGTTGCGCAGAATATCGACCTCAAAGGTGAACAGCTTTTCGCGCAGCTGCGGATTGTTGATGGCATCCGACTGATTGGCTTTCAGCCACAGCAACACCGGGGCCATTAGCAGATTCTGGTCGTCACTGAAATCCTCGATCACCACGTTCAGGGTGTAACGGTATTCCCACGACATGGAATGTGCGCCGGTTGCCACCAGAGAACCGTTATCCACAAACAGATGCAGCTTGTCCGGGTTATCGCGCACGTGAGGCACCGCCCTATTCAGGGCGCTGCGTAAGGACTGCGGCTTGTTCACTGTTTCGCTCCTGGCACGCCACTATCGTGTCCACTTTGTCAGCACAGACCGCCCACGCGGCCTCGGTTTCATCCAGCATCGCATTCAGATCGCCGTTAGTGCGCGGCGCTGCAGGAGGTTTTCCACGGATCGATGTTCGCCTACCAGCGCCACTGGTACGAAGCAGGCAACCGCCACCGTATCCGCAACCTGCTCAAATCGCGCCAGATCGGAGCGACTTTCTTTTTTGCCCGGGAGGCGCTGATTGACGCCATCACCACCGGCCGCAACCAGATTTTTCTCTCAGCCAGCAAGGCGCAGGCGCACGTCTTCAAGCAGTACATCATCGACTTTGCAAAAGAGGTGGATGTGGAGCTGAAGGGCGACCCGATGACGCTCAGCAACGGCGCGTGCCTGTACTTCCTCGGCACCAACGCCCGCACGGCGCAGAGCTACCACGGCAACCTGTACCTGGATGAATATTTCTGGATACCAAAATTCCAGGAGCTGCGCAAAGTGGCGTCGGGTATGGCAATCCATAAAAAATGGCGGCAGACCTACTTTTCAACCCCGTCCAGCCTGACCCACAGCGCCTATCCATTCTGGTCCGGCGCCCTGTTCAACCGGGGCCGCGCTAAAGCGGACAAGGTAGATATAGACCTGGCCCACGGCAATCTGGCCCCGGGCCTGCTTTGCTCGGACGGTCAGTACCGCCAGATCGTCACCGTGGAGGATGCGGTGCGCGGCGGCTGTAACCTGTTCGACCTGGACCAGCTGCGCATGGAGTACAGCCCTGACGAATACCAGAACCTGCTGATGTGTGAATTCATTGACGATCTGGCGTCGGTGTTTCCGCTCAGCGAGTTGCAGGCCTGCATGGTGGACAGCTGGGAGGTTTGGTCCGATTTTCAGGCGCTGGCGCAGCGCCCGTTTGGCTGGCGTGAAGTCTGGATCGGCTATGACCCGGCGAAAGGTACGCAGAATGGCGACAGCGCGGGCTGCGTGGTCATGGCTCCGCCTGCCGTGCCGGGTGGTAAGTTCCGCATTCTGGAGCGTCACCAGTGGCGCGGGATGGACTTCCGCGCCCAGGCGGACGCCATCAAAAAACTGACGCAGCAGTACAACGTGACCTATATCGGCATCGACTCCACCGGCGTCGGCCACGGCGTGTATGAGAACGTGAAGGCGTTCTTCCCTGCCGTGCGCGAGTTCGTCTACAACCCCAACGTCAAAAACGCCCTGGTGCTCAAGGCCTACGACATTATCAGCCACCGCCGTCTGGAGTTTGATGCCGGACACACCGATATCGCTCAGTCTTTCATGGCTATCCGCCGCGCCACCACCGCAAGCGGGAACCGCCCCACCTACGAAGCCAGCCGCAGCGAAGAAGCCAGCCACGCAGATCTGGCCTGGGCAACAATGCACGCACTATTCAACGAACCGCTACAGGGCGAAGCCGCCAATACCAGCAACATTGTGGAGATTTTTTGATGGGCAAAAGGAATAAAAACCGCGCTACAGTTAAACAGAGCGTTCAACAGAGCAGCGGCGTATCTGCAGAAACATTCAGCTTTGGCGACCCGATCCCGGTACTAGACCGCCGGGAACTGCTGGATTATGTGGAGTGCGTGCAGATGGACCGCTGGTATGAACCGCCTGTGAGTTTTGACGGGCTGGCGCGCACCTACCGCGCCGCCGTGCATCACAGCTCACCCATTGCGGTAAAACGTAACATCCTGACCAGTACCTTTATTCCGCACCCGTTGCTGAGCCAGCAGGCGTTCAGCCGGTTTGTGCAGGACTATCTGGTATTCGGTAACGCCTATCTGGAGAAGCGCACCAACCGCCTCGGCGGTATTCTGTCACTGGAGCCATCGCTGGCGAAATACACCCGGCGCGGCGTTGATCTGGATACCTACTGGTTTGTGCAGTACGGCATGACGACGCAGCCCTATGAGTTCACCAAGGGCAGCATTTTTCACCTGATGGAGCCGGACCTGAACCAGGAGATTTACGGCCTGCCTGAATACCTGTCCGCCATCCCTTCCGCCCTGCTGAACGAGTCCGCCACCCTTTTCCGCCGCAAGTATTACATCAACGGCAGCCATGCGGGATTCATCATGTACATGACCGACGCTGCGCAGAATCAGGAAGACGTGAACAACATCCGCCAGGCGATGAAAAGCGCCAAAGGGCCAGGCAACTTCCGCAACCTGTTTATGTATTCGCCGAACGGCAAAAAGGACGGTATTCAGATCATCCCGCTGTCAGAGGTCGCGGCTAAAGATGAGTTTCTGAATATCAAGAATGTGAGCCGGGATGACATGATGGCAGCACACCGCGTTCCGCCGCAGATGATGGGGATCATGCCGAGTAATGTCGGGGGATTTGGAGATGTGGAGAAGGCCGCGAAAGTATTTGTACGTAATGAATTATCGCCTTTACAGAAACGTCTAACTGAACTTAACTCTTGGCTGAATGACGAAGTAATTAAATTTGAAGCATATTCATATGATATAAATTAGTTAGCATAAAGGCCGAATATAAACACCATCTTATTGACATTTAAAACATACCACTCACACTTCACGCTAAGCCTGAAGACCCAGGCTTAGCGAACTCTGCTACTTACAAACTTTTTTCCATACCCTGAATATAAGCAGCAATCTTAGTTTTAGTCTTTGCGTCTTTAAAATATCTATTAAACGAAAATGAAGCATCATCACGCTGGGCCTTTTCGACCATTTCGCTTATGTATTTTATAGCTGCAGGAATAAATGTAATTGCCTTTTGATAATTCAATCTATCAACACCTTTAGCATCACAAATTTGTCCTACAGCAAATAACACATGATAAGCACCATCAATTAAAAACATATGCGTTGGATTGAACTTCTCTTCTTTTCTGATAGATGATTGCAATAATTTTTTCTTATTTTCAATGACTGAAAGTACTTTGATAGATGCCAGAAGATCATCAGCCATTAATTCATCTGTAAATACAGTCTCATAAAGGTCTGAAAAAATTCGCCCCCTATCCTTTTTTGCTACTTCAGGTAAATCTAGCGAATATGCCAAATGAGCTTGCCCAGCACTCAAAGCATCAACTCTGACACTTTTTGGCTGGTTCGAATGCTGTCCGTCCTTTCTATCATAAAAAAGCCCCATCCCCTCAAAGGCTTCCTCTAATTTTTTCTGAATATCATCATTTGAACGAAGGTCTCGACTTTTGATTGGAGTTTGACTGTTCGTTGACTCAGCAATAGCCAGACTAACTGGTTGAGATTTAGTTTCGATAATCCTTACTAATATCAAAACATCTTCAAGTCCTTCTTCGGAATTCAAACTAGCTTCAAATAATGCATTAGATGTCTGACCACCATTCACGATTTGTATATTTTTTAACTCTACCAACGGAGCCCTTTTCCCTTTTATATAAGAAAAAGAATCACAAGTGACAGTAATCCCATTATTCAAATACCAAAATAACGGACTACGATCTGATAGTGCAGTCTCAATTATACGTCTGTTTATTTTATTTGTTCGACTTAAATAAACCCTTACATTATCATTAAAAATTTCTTTCCTTACTTCCTTTGGATTTTCAGGGCTTGTAATAATCCTTACAATTTCAGAAGCTTCAACAGTGCATATTAACCCCCGAATACTACCATCAGTACGGTCAAAATAGTCCTTATCCACTATCTGCAACTGCTCATCAATAATGCTGTTTTTTCTTTCAACAAAATAATTAACAATAGTGTCCAAGCTATGATGGTGGACATTAAAATATTTATATTTACATAATGATGCATTGGCTCTTTCTTTTTCTCCGCTCTGCATTTCCATTGTGTTACCACAAAAATGAACCTCAATGGAAGGATTACTTCTCTCAAGAGCGGCCCAAATTTCTTTAATTTTATTCCACAATATTGGATTACAAGTTTTCTCGAGGGATTTATTTAAATCCAACAAGTCTTCAAAAAATGACACTAATTTATCGATTTCATTGCTGGGGAAATTCTTTTTAGTATTTTCAAAGGTATCAGCATATTTAAACTGAAAGATATGGATAGAATTCCTGCCATCACGGTCATCGACATAAACAGCATCAACACCTCTATCCATTGAACCATCAGTTATGGCATCTTCAGCCTCTTCATCAGATACATTTAGTAACGTTGCCACCATCAAAATTGGAAAAGCTTTTTGTGGTTTATCGATTCCATTCTCAGGATCCATGTATGCTTGTACTTTGTGATGAAGTGTATTCCAATCTAACAAATTAGCCATCGAATCACTCTTACTTTTGAGTTAATAGAAGTTAACGAAATTTCGCTGATTTTATACCCAGTGATTTGTACGGAGCAACTGAAACAACATTTGATTATGCAATTATACTTATCAGCGCGCGCTCGTAGCCCCGCCACGCCTGGCCGCTTTGTGTGACAGTTTTCATGCGCTTGCATGCACTAAGAAAAGGCCCACCAATACTGGTGGGCCGGGTCATTTGCAATCCTTAAACGATCATGCGGATTCATGCAGCATAGCCATGCACCCTTCTTGCTGTTACTTTGCAGCAGTAAAGGTAATCTTTCCATCTAAGAATTTCGTAAGCTCGGTCCGTAGAATTGGCTTCTTACCAGGATACGCAGCTATATTTTGCATTATTACATCTCTGTTTTTATCACTGGTTGTGCTGTTGTGGTCTTTAAGATATTTGTCAACAAAGTAGCCAACCTCCCATTCTTCTGTGGTTGAAACATAAATACGATCGAGATGTCCCCGATAATGTTTATTGTCCTCATGCTTCCAATCACTTTTTTGTAATGCCATTTCCAGAGCACCTTGTGTAAGTTGATAATGAAGGCAACCATAAAAAACCATGCTGCGAAAAAAATCGTTGCCTTTGTAACCAAATTACATTTTTGCTTTTCACAAAAATGTGATGAGCACAGTAAAATCATAAAAATCAATAGATTATTTTATATGCAATATATCTTGACCTACATCAGTCAGTTTCACTCATAAGCATGAATTTTCATCATTAACTCATCAGTCAACTCAGATACCCACTGGATCGCTAAACGTTTTTCTTCGTCACTGCACTCGCTTGCCGCTACTAACTTAATGAAAAAATCAATGCGCTGAAGTTTCAATGACTCCGAAAGATAATCCTGCATTTTCCCTCCTATTACGGCCACTTAAACAACATAACTGTATGTATATACACTGTTTATATATACAGTATAATATCAATTTCTAAATGTAAAATGCTTTTTGAACTACAGTAAGAAAGCTCAGGTAAGGGCCATAAAATGAAATATTTTCGGGATGTTAGTAACACTTCCGCCATTTATCATCCTCACGCAGTCGCCCGTTCTGATAGAAGATGCGCAACCCGCCACCTGAAGGAAGGCTGCCGCCGCGTAGGAGTAAATTCACCTCATACTCACTGCCATCGAACCCTCTGGAGTGCAGCTCATACTCCAGTTGCAGGCGCTGCTGCTCAGAAATCTCCTGCTTGTAAGCCTTTTTCCGTTTCGGTTTTACCAGCCTGAGCCGGGCAACCAACTCCCGCCGCTCCCTTTTTCCCATTCCGTGCAGGTAGTCCTGCAGCGCCTTTTCATCCATGGACGTAATATCCGGGACGTCCCCCCCTGTCTGGTTCAAATTTTCAACAGGGGGACAGTTATTGCCACGAGTCCAAGGGGCGCAAGCGCCCTGGTCGGCTGTCGCCTCCTGAAGGTCAACGGCTTTACGAACCATTTTCCACTTCACTGCATGAGTGCAGATTCGGCCCTCAATGATCGGGGACCAGATGCCATAAATACGAACAACGTGATCGCCGTAGGTGCTCGGTTCGTCGTTGATCTCATAGGCAGTTCTGACAAGGTGATGTTTACGGGGAACCAGGACGCCGCCCTGTTTCATGATGTAGGTAGCAAAACAGCCAGCATCAGCTGCGGCCAGCACAGCATCCAGACGCGGATTTTCCAGTACCGGCGCGCCTGCCTTCTTGTCCCCCTGCACTCTGGCAGCTTGACCTGCCAGCAGGCGCAGCTCGCGGTACGCCTGGCGGCCAGGAATACCAAAGAAGCGGAATTGCTGAACACGGTGCAGCGAAGCCCAGGCGTTTACGTTCTCAGCGTTATCACGCAGTGATCTGCCCGTTTCTTTACTGATTTCATGAGCTAGCCCGCGCCCGTCGATATTCTTGCTGATGTATTTGGCGATATAGCTGGTCGGTGTACCCTTGCGCGGGTTGATAAGCTCAGACTTGAAGCGCGGCCCGGTATTGGTGCCCAGCTCCTCCCGGTCCTCACGAATGGCGAATTTACGCAGCAGCGCGGTGATGGATTTGCGGTCTTTTTTGCGCATGAAGCAAAGCAGGTGCCAGTGCACGGTGCCGTCATGGTGTGGCTCAGCAACGCGGACGCCATACCAGCGCAGCCCGGCTTTGTGCATCGCCTTACGGAAGGCGGCAAACATATTCACCAGGTAATCGCTGCTCTGGCGGACCGTGGCACTGGTCCATTTCGGGTTTGGCCTGCCGTTATTGCGCGTTGCGTGAAAGCGTGACGGGCAGGTGATGGTATAGAACACGGCGCATTCACCACGCATTTCTGCGATCAGCTCCAGCCCCTTAACGCAGGCCATCATTTCGTTGCGCCGGTGCGCCGGATTGCTACTGCTGGCGTTTACCACTTCTTCCATATCCAGCGTCTCACCTTCGGCGTTAACCAGCTCATGCGAGCGGAAAAACTCCAGCGATTTGCGGCGCTGTTCGCGTTTGTGGATCACGACTTCATAGCTGACATACGGAGACGCCTTTTTGTTAACCAGGCAGACAGCGCGCAGCTGTTCTTCCCGCCATTCACACCGCATCTGCCACAGTTTGCGATACCACCAGTCCGCGCAAAGCATACGGGCAAGCGAGCCCGGAATAAGCTCGTAGGGGACCGGGTTACGGCGGTGCTTTTTACGACGCAGTTGCTCGAAAGCTGGCGGGATAACATCAAGGCGCATAGCCTCAGCGGCCACCCTTTCCCATGACCGGCGGATCTCTTCCGGCGTAACGTCTTCATCCGTAAACAGCTCACCGCAGGCAGCATCCAGACGCATGCTCATGTGTGCCGCCACCAGGGTAGATAACCGCTTGACCTGCTCCTGGTTCATTTCCGGCAGGATCAGCAGGCCCTCCAGCCCGTCGTGGCTTGCCATAAAACGGAACGAGGCAGAAACCTGGCTGGTACGCACGCGCTCCAGGCGTTCAAGGCACGGTCTGATGGTTTCACGCAGATAGCGGGAATATGCCTTCGGCTTGCCCAGGCCCTCGAAATATTTAATCCGTTCAAGCAGCGGCTTACTGATATGCGCCGGTTGGGCGCTCACGTCAGCAACGATGACCAGATCCGGGTTGAAATGCTGCTGTTCGCGAGCCATTTTGGCGCGGCTTATCAGCTGCTCCTGCTCCATTTCTCGCTGAACAGGATCACGGGATTCATTGAAGAAATAGCGAGCCCAGACCTCATTACTCAGGGCCTCGCGGCGCAGCTGTTCCTGCTCGTTATCCGCAGCATAGAGAGTAATCAGGTTTGAAAGCGCAGAAACCGGCGCTACTTCCGCCGGGTCCAGATATGGGTTTAGTGCTTTTTTCGGGCCGTTCCATGGGAAAGCCCCAGCGGCCAAGGTCGGGCCGCCTTTGTCTTTTATTAATTCAGGCATCAGTGACTGGCTCCGAAGTTCACACTGCGCCTCGGGTGTAATGCTTCCCTTTCAGCTCAGCAATTTCCTGGCATGTTACGCAGCACGGCACGCCTGGAATGGCTTGCCTGCGAGCTGTTGGGATTGGAGCGTCACAGTCGATGCAAAGTACGCGGGCAATGCCTGGCTTTCTAGCGCGGGCATTCTGAATATGGCGCTGAAGGTTTTCTTCAACGCGCTGCTGTACGAGGTCCATAGAGTCAGCCATTAGTGCAGCTCCTGAGATTCGTTTTCGTAGCGGGTTGCTTCGCGGCGCAGAAGTTCAGCCGCTTCAATACCGTTTAACCCTTTGTTGGTGATATGGGTTGCCAGCGCCTCAAGACGGATTGAAACTGCGAGCGCGCGTCCTTTGCGCTCCTCACGTTTGGCAATATCGATCACCGCCATAAGCTGGTCGGTTTCTGGTACAAACATTTTTGGTAATTCGTTCTGCATTGTTCTCTCTCCTGAATTTGGGCAAAAGAATGCCCGGCGGGTTTACGCCATTAATTTCTGTTGTGGGTTAATTCGGCATGGTTAGCCGTTTGGGAAATAAGCTCACCACTGCACGAAAATGATTCATTACTTTAACCAGTTCCCGCTTTTCGTCAGTAGTCAGATCACTAATATTGACGCCGTGACGTTCTGACGGAATTTTTGCCATAAAGAATATGGCAGCCAGTGCGCGCTCATTTTCTTTATGGTTTATATCGCGACGGTCACGCATATCTTTAATGAACCTTTCAAGCTCTGGCTCAATATTCAGAGCAAACACACTCGCCCTTAATTCAGCTATATGGTTCAGTCCTTCAAGCCGTTGACCCGGGCTTAGTGGAACAGTCGCAGAAGTACCTTCAATAGCCATGGTTTCACCTGTTTGGTAGTGGTCAGCCCTGCCAGTATTTCTTTCTGAGAGCGGGACGGGTGCCAGCGCTTGCCATCTTTCCCGATAATCCAGCCATGGCCGCAGTGCATACCCTGGCTTTGTTTAACCAAGAGCGATGCGAATGAGGGTTCTTTATTAAGCATGAGCACCTCAGATCAGGCCAAAAGACGCGCTGAGGCCCGTCACTGTATCAACAGCGCTCGCCATTGCCGGGTTGTACTGTAGGCGCGCGTGCATGGAAACAGCTGTAAGTGCCATCAAGCGAGTGACAGAGTTAATGCTTTCGATAACCTGGCGGCGCTCCGTTGTTGTCTGGTGTTCTCCAGAAACAGCACTTGCTGCAACACGACCGATCTCTGCTGTAGCATTTAAAACGTAATGAGGCATTTTCTCGCTGGCTACTTCGTTCAGCGGCACACATGGCAGGCAATGGATTTGAGCCAGGAATCCATCAACCAGCGTGGAGTCCTCTGTGATATCAGTCAGCAGCCAAATATCCGGCGCCGTGAGTTGATGCGGTTGCTCCGGGTTCAGTTTGTTGCGCAGTGTCTGGACATTCATGCCTGCTCGGTCTGCAAGCTTCGCCATGTTGTGGCGCAGTGCGAAAGCGCGGCAGGCTTCCTCAAAGTGTGGATGTTTGGAAATCTTATAATCAAACATGTAAGCCTCTTAGAAAGTTCTCATAATTGAACTTACTGACCAACAACGACGCGGAAGTTGGAATGACCAAGGGACTCACGAACCTGATCGGTTTTGTACATCAAGTAACGAAGACATACGCGCCCCTTGTTTTTCTCCTTTCTGACCATGTATTTAGCCAATTGGCCATGGTGGATTTTTTGATAAACAGAGCCGCGAGAAATGCCTTCCCATTCCGCGAACTCTGCAGGTGTAGCCATCTCTTTTGGTACTCGAATTGAAATATCTGTGCTCATAGTGCAGTATCTCTTAGTTTGTTTTCGTTTCATCTCGTTTTATGTGGTTTGGTTTTGCTTTTCAAACCATGAGCGGATATTAGGATCACTTTTTATATGCGTCAAGGGGTTTGATTATGAGTTTAATCAAGGCAGGGAATGACAGTGGTGGCCGTGATGCGATCAACAGACTCATTAAGGCCTACAATTTCAGCTCGCGTCAGCAGCTCTGCGAACATTTGGAAGTATCTAAAAGCACTATGGCTAACAGATACTTAAGAGATAGCTTTCCCGCTGAGTGGGTAATTCAATGCGCCCTAGAAACAGGAATTTCCCTTCTATGGCTGGCTACCGGCCAGGGGGATATGTATGCGAGTGAGAACGAAGAAAAGAATCTCAAAAACGAAACCCCCGTCACGGTAAGACCACTTTCTAAAATCGTTGCTCCCAGTATCAAACATGCTGAGCTGAAGAACGGCGAGCTGCAGCCGTGTGATGAAATCCTTCTCGATAGCAGACTGCTGGATAGTGAATCTTCCAACTCTCTTTTTGTAAAAACAGCTAGTGATAGTTTCGTTGTGGATACGTCAGTGAAACAAATCAGCAATGGTTATTGGCTGGTAGACATCGACGGCGTTAAAAGCTTCGTTAAGATAGCCCGTATTCCTGGCAATAAAATTGTGGTTCATCAGGATGAAGCATCCTTTGAGTGCGCTGTAGATGATGTAGAGGTAGTTGGCCGCGCAGTAAAAGTCATTAAGAGCATCTAACCATGACGATTAGAAAGCAACCGAACGGAAAATGGTTGTGCGAATGTTACCCAAACGGGCGTGATGGCAAGCGTGTGCGCAAGCAATTTGCGACAAAGGGCGAGGCTGTAGCATTCGAAAACTTCACCATGGATGAAGTGAACAAAAAGCCGTGGCTGGGTGAAAAGGAAGATCGGCGGCATTTGTCAGAATTGATCGAGCAGTGGCACTCTCTTTATGGCCAGACGCTCGCAGACCCCAAACGCCTGATGGCGAAACTGAATATTATCTGCAATGGGCTGGGCGATCCGGTTGCTTCTGAGTTAACCGCCGGTGACTTTACGAAATATCGTGAAGCACGGTTGAAAGGTGAGGTACGTAACGAAGAAGGCGCGCTAATGTCGCCAGTAAAACCACGCACGGTAAACCTTGAACAGCGTAACTTATCATCAGTTTTTGGCACTCTGAAAAAGCTGGGCCACTGGTCAGCCCCTAACCCACTAGCTGGGCTTCCAACATTCAAAATCGCAGAGGGTGAATTGGCGTTCCTGGCCTCGGACGAAATTAAACGCCTGCTTGATGCCTGCGCTGATTCTCAAAGCCCTAGCCTATTGATGATCGCAAAGGTATGCCTGGCTACCGGCGCGCGGTGGAGTGAAGCCGAAAATCTTCAAGGCCATCAGTTATCAAAATACCGGATCACCTATACCAAAACTAAAGGCAAGAAAAACCGAACTGTACCGATATCTCAGGAGCTGTATGACGAACTCCCCAAAAACAGAGGGAAGCTATTCACACCATGCAGAAAAGCCTTTGAGCGTGCAGTAAAGCGGGCTGGTATCGATCTGCCAGAGGGGCAATGTACCCACGTTTTGCGTCACACGTTTGCTAGCCATTTCATGATGAATGGTGGAAACATATTAATTCTTAAAGAAATTTTGGGGCACGCCGATATTAAGATGACTATGATTTACGCTCATTTTTCTCCAGAGCATCTCGAAGATGCCGTAGCTAAAAACCCTTTAACTACTTTAGGTATATAAAATGACTGCACAAAAGACAAATAACGAAACAATAACTGAATTATTGGAAAAACTATTCTCTGATGATTATTTGAACCCACCATTCGAATTAAAGAAAGATATAGTTCACGATTTCAATGATCGTTGTAATAAATACATTGAAATGATTAAAAAGTACGCCGCCAGCAACAATACAAAATTTCGCATAGATATAGCTTTGGAGCGAATCAATTCGCTAAAAGATGATATTGAAAAATGTTTGAAGCATTTTTTATCTGGCGATGTGAAATCGGCTTATGAGCAGTTTGATGAAACACTGAAGAATGAAAAAGTAAATTCACACATTCAGTATATATCAATACCACTAAAATCGATATGTAATGAAAAACAACCATTGTACCGTGTAAGAAAATCAGACATACCATTAGATAAAAGGAATGAGATCTTTCATATTCCTTTTTCAAAACGGCATCTAGTTAGTGCACAAAGATATTCTATCGCGGGTCTTCCTTGTTTATACCTTGGAACTTCACTATATGTTTGCTGGCAAGAAATGAATAAACCAGACTTTGACAAACTTTATATATCTTCATTTACAACGGAAGATGAAAAATCAAGAGTACTAAATTTTGCACCTAGTTTACTGAACGAAGTATATGAATATGACGAATCACCCACTTCACTAACACAAAAAAAAGGCTCATATCTTCTACTATGGCCATTAATTATCGCATGTAGTTTCATAAAGAAAAACTCCACCTCTCATTTTACGCAGGAATATATAATCCCAAATTTATTAATGCAATGGATTAGTCAACGAATTCAATCTTCAATTGTCGGAATCTCATATTTCTCAACAAGAATGAAAAAAACAAAAGACTCACGACTCTCTATAAATGTAGTATTCCCCCCAAAATCCACTTACAAGCAAACATCAGAAAACGATTATAGTCCCAAACTATCTTCTTTGTTTGATTTTACGCCTCCAGTTTCTTGGCAAGTGTTAAAAACATTAGACTATCAAATTGACGGTAGCAAAACTGATGCTCAACTTGAAGCGATGGAGCATCTCAAATTCAGGGAGAAACGATTTGGAATTACTGATATTGACGAAGATCTTGTGAAACTTTATCCGCTTACTGATTTTTACAAGCTGGAAGTGTGTCTAGATAAAATATTCGATTATGACAAAATCGATGCAACAGCATGA